TATTTATTATCATTATCAACCTTATAATACATCATATCTAGTCCTCTTTTTGCTGTTAATATCATTAAAAGATAGTGATCATCAATCATTTCTCTTTTCTCATCAGCAGTATATTTTTTAGTATTATATATATTTCTTATAACATAATTTATTTCTTTTAAAGCATCTCTTATATTTAATAATAGTTTAACATTTTTATCTTTCATATTAATTTTTTCTTTAACTTTTAATGCTTCTTCTATATTTCCTTGTTTTTCTAAAGCTAATATACTTCCAATATCTTTATCTATTTTAGCAAACTCTTGATAAAAATCAGTTATAAATTCAGAATTACCACTTGGATCTCTTAAATTAAATGCTCTAATACCTGGTATGATTGTTAAATTATCTGTGGGTTTAATTGGATCTTCTATAATACCAAACTCTACTAAACCTTTGTCTGACATTTGTATAACAAATCTGCCTAAACTAGCAAACCAAGCATTTAAAAAATTATCAATAAATATAGGATTATCTAAATTAGTATAATCATTTCCAATCATTGTATTAATAGCTCTTGATATACTTTTAGCAACTTCAGATGTATAAGTTGTATATTGATATTTAGATAATAATTTTTTATCCATATAATCTGGAACAATAGGTTTACCTGTAAAAAAACTTTTATTCATATAAGTTTCTATAACAGGAGCAGCAAATGTAGGAACTGGATTTAGATTTTTTAATTGTGATATTCCAAAGTCATAAATGAAATCATTAATTTCATCTGGATGTTCTTTGTTTAACCAATCTAATAATTGTTCTGTACCTGTACCAAACACCACACCAAGATCAAAAGGTTTAGATATTCTATAAGGCACACCATCATGTACGACTACCCAATAATTATTTTTTACCCACTCTGGTTGTCTTTGATAAATAGGATCATCTTTGTTTGCCAACCAAAAATATATAGATGGAAGTATAATTGATCCTGTAATCATAGTAAATGCTCTTGCTGGTCTTTGTTTAAAAGCATCATAAATTTTTGCATAACCTTGTAGTCTTGCATTATAAAATGCAGCTATTTGATTTAGTCCTTTCATTTTTAAACCCATTTTAGAATAATCAATAGTTATATCTCTTGATTCAAATCCAGCTCTTTCAATAGCTTCTTTTTCTGTTAGTCCTGTTTTTTTAGATTTAGTATAAGCTCTTTTAAATTCAGATATTCTTGTCATGTTTTCTGAAAACTCTGATACTATTCTTAAATACTCTAATGGTGTTTTAAGTAAATTTCTAACAGGTCCTTTATTTAAAATTTCAAAAGCTGGTTTATCAAATATGTTTCTATCAAGAGAAACTAAAGTAGATTGCATACCACCTGATCTAACCCACTTTTGATATATCTGTTGTGATTTTTTTGATAATCCAGATTTACCCATAGTTAAAGTTATAGCTCCTTCTAATGAACTCCATAAAGGTACAAATCCATATTTACTAAACACAGAAGCAGACACTGTATCTCTTATTATATTTGCAAATACAAAGTCAGGTGATGCAGTAGCACCTGCTCTTAACCATTTAGCAGGAGCATTTAATCTAAACATTTTAATATAATCACCCATAGCTCTTGGGTCAAAATCTTTTAAAGCATTGGCTAATTCTTTGCCAACTTCATAAACTTCAAACTTACCATTTCTCATCACACCTACAGAAGTTTCATCTGGTTGTAAAAATTCTTTTCTAAATACTTTAAAATTTTCTATAGCTTTATCAGATATAAAATTTTTAGATGTTGTGTCTAATACAGATTCTAATTCTTTTCTTTCTATTTTTATTTCTTTACCAGTTGTTTTCTTTTTAATGTCAGGAAATATTTTTTCATTTGCTTTTACAAAATCAAAAAATTCTATAAGAGCTGCATTTCGTTCAGCAAGTTTTATAATGTGAAATGTATTACTATATACAGTTTCTATTGGATCAATAACATCTCTTTCAGATCCTTTTATTCTTTTAAAAGGGTTAGATACATTTTTAGTATAACCTTTTTCACCCTCTATTGCTTCAAGAACTCTTGAAAAAGGAACATAATTTTTGTTAGCTTCTGTTATAGCTTCAAATGCTTCTTTAGTTATTAAATTTCTATCTCTTGCATATTCTAATATTCTTAAATTATAAGCATCTAATTCATTAGATATTTTGTCATACTTCTTAATTAAATTTTTATTAGCTACAACATCTCTTGCAGCTTTTATATCAAACCCATGATCAATACCTCTATCATTTAATTCAACAATTCTTTTAGAAACTTTATAAGTATTAAATTCTAAATATGATTTTTTATCTTTACCTATAGGTTTTAATACTTCTTTAAAAGACTTACCATTTACTTTTAAATTTTTATTTAAAGTTCCTATTTCAATGAAGTGTCCAGCTCTATGTTGCATACCAACAAGAGTTCTAAATCTTTCGTAGATACTTAATTGTTTAGTTCTATTTTTTGTTTTATCTACTTGTCTAACCATTCGAAGTATTGGATGATGTCTATCTAACAATTCTTGAGTTAATTTATTTTTAGTTCCTTTTACATTTACTTCTTCTTTTTCAAAACGAAGTTTATTTAAAATTTTATTTTCAGCTTCTGTTTCTAATTTAATATCTTTTTTAAAACTGTCCTCTTTAAATACAGGTTCTGATTTTGGTTTTTCATAAGCTCTTGGTATTAATATATTTTTACTTGATAAATCTTCGACAACTGTTTTATCAGCAACATAATCTGTTAATATATCTATTGCATTGTTATTAGTTTTTTTAATTGTATTAATAACTTTAGCTCCACCAGATTCAGCTAAACCAAATGTAGCAAACAATATTGTAGAATCTATTAGTTGATCTTTACTAGGCAATTCTTGTTCTATAATTGCACCTGATCCTTCAAATCCACCTACTCTTAATAAAAGTTTAGATAAAAAATTTTTTCCATAACTTCCTAATTTAAAAGCACTACCTAATTGTATTGCTTCTTTTGCACCTGCCTTTACTCCTTCTTTTGTATAAATATCCCAAAACTCTGAAAAACTATGAACCTTACCTTCTTGCAACATATTCAAATATGTTTCTCTAATTGAACCTGCAAAAAAACCAGAACCAGCAGCAGTGCCTGTTTTACCTGCACGACCAAAAGTTGAAAGGTTTGTAAGCAAAGCACCTGTTAAATATACAGGTAAATCTTTTGTAATAACTGCAAGGTTTTGAATGTTTCTTTCAACAATACCTGTATCTTCAAAAGGTTCAAGTACATAACCATCAGGTAAACCTGTACCATCATTGCCTGGTAACTGATGATAGTTTTGAATTAAATCTATAATACCCATATTGAAACCTCTATCCCAATATTTTTCTACCTCAAAAACTTCACCAACTAATTTTTCTTTTAAAGAAGTATTATCAGGTTCATTTTTTTCTACTTCTAATAATTTTTCGTAAGTTGATTTATTTTCTTCTTTACCTAAATTAATTATGTTATCCCATATTTTTTTTATTGGTCCTTTATCTATTGGTTCATAACCAAACTCTGCTAAAATTTCATCACTTTCAAATCCAGCATTTTCTAATGTTAATATTTTATCTTGTTTCCAATCACTAATTTCTTGTGATGAAAATCCACCTTTTTCTAACGCTTCTAGTTGCGTAGTCAAAGTTGTCATTTTGCTAATCCTATTCTTATTAAATAATCTTTTGTAGATTCACCAGATAATCTTTTAGCATCTGTTTCTAAATTAAATGATTTATTTTTTTTAATTTGATCAATCATTTCTTTAAAAATTTTATTTGCATTAGGCATAAAATTTAAAACATCTTTTCCAATAAATTCTTTTTTTGTAGGATCTGTTAGAGTTTTACCAGGTACTCCACTTTGAATACCATTAATATATCTTTGATACATAATATATTTAAAATTATTTAACCTATCATCTAAACCTGGATCAATACCTTGTAATACAGGAGAACCTTGAACTGGCATTTTATAATAATCTATAAATTCAAAAAATGATTTCATTTGAGAATATGTTTCTGGATTTTTATTTTGTGAATCTATCATTGAACTTAAAAATGTAAGGTCTTTTAAATTAACACCATTTTCATATCTTTGTAAAATTGATTTTCCTTCACCAGTTTCTCCTGGTAATAAAAATTTATCTGATACTTGATTAATTTCATCATTAACAATTAAATTTATTATTTTAGAATTTGTGTCAAAACTTGAAATAGATTTACCTTTACTATTAACAACTTTTTCATTTAGTTCTTTAAACTGTTCAATAATTATAGGAGTGTTTCCAAATAATTCTTCTATTTGTAGATCAAGTACACCTGTTTTTTTATCCATTTCTTCTATTATTTTTTTTGATTCTAAAGCTGTTTCTGCTTGTATAATTTGATTTTGAGCTAGAATACTAAACTGCATATCAGTTCTTTTAGCTCTTGCTTTTTTATTAAAAAAACTTTTAAATTCTGTTCGTTCTGTTTGAGATAAACTATTATATAAATTTTGTAACTCTTGATTACCACCAAATGTTTCTTTTGCTATTTCGTCATAAGCTCTGCTTAATAAAGAAGGTGCAGCATCAGGAGGTAAATCAAGTGATCCTGTTAATACCTGAAACTTGCTTTGTAATATATTTTTGTCTGCTGTAGCAGATAATTTTATTTTTTGTTCAGCAGATAATAAATCAAATTTACCAGCTTCAACAGCTTCTTTAAAAGCAAAAGGTTGTGCAGTAGCCATAGTTTCTGCTAAAGTTGTTACACCAAATTGATTGTATGCTTTAATTAAAATTTTCTTTTGACCTTCATCATAATTAGAATTTGAATTAATTTTATCAATTACTTTTTGAGTATATATATCTATATATACTGGTCCTACATCTTTTAACACTAATGCTTCTTTAGAAATATAATCTTCATCTATATCTTTTGATAATGTAATTTGCTCTATTCTTGAACCTTCAAGAGCTTTAGTTTTTAAAATACCTGCTGTAGAAAAAAATTTTTTTTCAATAGCTTTTTTAGTAAAGTTATCTAAATCGTTAAATTTGTTATTTTTAAAATAATTATATAAACTATTAACACTATTGTCATGATACAATGCTGCATTTGTTGGGTTTCCATTTTTTTTAGCTGTACTTTGAATACTAAACAAACCTTCTTGAATAATATTTCCATTAGTATCTTTTTGATCTATGTACATATCAGATAATATTTTATATGCTTTATTATCTGCTTCTAATTTTTTTTCTTGTATATATTCTTTTGTAACAAAATCAGTAATTGGTTTAGCTGTTCTAAAAATATTTTCACGAACATTAATACTAGGTATAGATCCTGTGCTTCCAGTTTCTGATGTTATTCTTCCTTGTATATCGTATGTTGGTATCTTTGGCATACTATCCTGTCATTGTTAATAAACTTGTTCCTGCTGAACTAGCAATTTGAAACTGCTCCATTCTTGATCTTTGTTTTGCAAGAGTTCCTTCTATTCTTGCAAATGACGCTTCTTCAAAAGCTCTAGCTTGTCCTATTTCTGTATTATATTTCATTATATCTCTTTCTATTTCTGCATTATATAAATTTGATAATTTAATTAATTTTGCTGTACCAGTTCCAACAGCCACTCCTGATTTAGCGGTATTAACAACTTGAGTCGCTTCTAGTTGTTTAAATTTTTTATCAAATTTTTGTAAATCTAAAGTTAATTGATTTTCAAGAGCTTCAACTTTTTGCTCTGCTATTGCTGCTTTTCTATTAAAAGCTGCTTGTTGATATGAACCAATAGCACCTGCTTGTTGCATACCAAGCAATGCTGATCCGCCAACTATATAAGGTGCTGCAGTTGTGGCTGCTGCAGTAAAAAAATCAGCTAATGTTAATGGTCCTTCATATTCATAAGAATCTTCTTCTATAATATTATCATTTATATCATAAACAATTTTGTTATAAATTTTCATTAAAATATCCTCGCATATCTGTATTGATCTGTTCCATCAAAACCATAATGTTTCATTAAACCTTCGTTCTCCAAACCTAACCACTCTGCAAATCTTTGACCTTGAGTAAAATCTTTTCTAATTGCAGTTTGAACTCTTTTTATATTGTGTTCTTTAGCAACTCTAGCAAAATCTTTCTTGATTGCTTTAGCAACTGATAAAGGATAATTCCACATATCACTTGATGCTATTACCCAGCCTTCTGCAACTTGACCCCAAATTATTTTCATACCTGCAGCAAAGATAGGTTTTTTATTTACCATACCTGTAAAAGCTAAGTTTTCTTGTTCTAAATTTTTAGCATCACCTTCAATATTAATAAATTTTCTATCTGCTTCTAATATTTTATGATTCATTTGATATGACAATATAATTTGTCCATGTTCTTTTTTATAAGGTACTATATATAACATATTATCCATCATTTGTCTGTAGTCTTGGGTATAACGATAAAATTGTAAAAGGTAAAGGTTGAGTTTGTCTAACAAAAATAAAACCATCTGTTTCATAGTTTCCTCTAAACTCTACCTCTTTATCTCCTGTAAATGGTGGTATAC